TTCTAAGAATTCTGGAATAATAGATATGTGAGCAGAAGTTAAAGTATAACGTGTAAATAGTATAGTGTGTTCACTTTCGTAAGTAAGCATCAAAAGAAACATAGTTACTCCAAATGATTTACCAGAACCCCTACCACCTGTCACAACAAAGTAACGTGAATCAGACTCTACTAATGATTTATACTTACTACTTATTTCAATCATTTAAACTTAAGAATATCTTTGATGTTAAAATCATTTATATTATGAGTAGTTTCAACTGTTTCTTTTGGTTTACCATAAGTGTATTCAATAATTAACTTTGCAGCACTTATCTTATCGCTATCCCTTGACTTATCATTAACTATGATATTAGCTAAACATTGTACCGCATCTAGTGAGTAAGGCTTCATTAAGTCCCTTATCTTATTTTCTTCGTCTTTTGTTTTACGACCTGCTCCTGGTCTTGCTCCTCCTTTTACTGCCATGTTGATTTTGTTTTGTTTATTCAATTATTACAAAGTACTATAAAAGCCTTATGATATAGCTTTATATCGCTTGTAAGGTGCATTTTTATAGTATACCATTCAAATGGTTCAATTAACTTCGTAGGCATCGTATAACGTTCTTATTTTGTTTATAATATCTCTCCAACAATCAGAGCAAGTAGTAGGTTCTTGTTTTTGGTTTAACGCTCTGTTGTATATTGCAATTAGTTTAGATTGGTCGGATGGTTTAATCGAACCTCTTAACGTTTCAAAGAATGTAGTTAAGTAATTGTATTCATCTTCTGTTAAACAGTTAGGTCTGAAGTAAGGGAATAATTTATTAAGTTTTTCTTTACGTTCATCGCAACCACAATCCTCACCTGCTAAGAACTTAACTACTTTTTTTATTCCTGTTGCTGTTGTAATTTGTTCTATTGTATCACCTAATCCTTTAGGCTTACGTTTCCTTGTTTGTTTTGGTTTATTTTCCATTATATTAATTCGTAATCTTGGTTTATATAATCTTCGTAATCTTCTTTTAATTCTTTTGTAATAAGTTTTTTAGTTTGTTGTAAACTCCAGAATATTGTTCTAGTGCTTATGTTAGTATCTTTAGCTAACTTTCTTATTGAAGTATCACCTTTTGAATAAATGTTAAATAGCATTGCGTCGAAGTAGTGCTGCTTATTAACGATTTTAGTTTGCTTTTGTATTACTTGAGAATATGCTAGTTGTTCGTCTAAGTTTGTTACTTGTTCTGGAATGTTTTTAAACACCGATAAGTCTAAGTCAATGTATCTTTGTTCTGCTCTCATTTGGTCTAGGAATACTGAACGTAAAGTAAACCAAATATAAGATAGGTTTATTTCTTTTTCGGGGTATTTGACTTTATGGTTGTGAACTTTAATGTACATTTCTTGTACTATTTCTTCATGGTCTATGTAACTGCAAAAAGACTTCACTATATTAATAAAGTCTTTATGATTTTTTGAAAGTTCTTTTATTATTTCTGACATATTTCCATGAAATAAAACTTCGGATATTTAACGGTTTGGTGGTTAAACGTAAAGTAATAAAATGTTTCATCTTCTTTGTCTACTGGGTAATTAAGACCTTTATGTAGATAACTCGTTTTATGTTCGAGTATAAATTTAACTATCTTTTGTTTTTCCATGAGTTAAATATACTAATTATTTTTGTTCCTGCAACCACAAATCAATTACTAATTTAGATTTTTGTAAGTCTGTTTCAAATTCACCCTTTTTATTGGCACGTTCAAGGCGTTTAACAATGTCAAACAAATAACTATTCCATCCTCTTTCATTTGCTACTTTATAAAGGCTTCCGTTTGTGTTGTCGTAATGTTTTGGTACTTTGTATTCTTCACTCATTTCTTTTGTTTTAAATAGTAGTTAATCATTTCTTCTATTGATATGTTTACGTAGTATTCGCCGTTACTTCTAAACCACATAAAGAAGTCGTATATTAATTTTTCTTCACTCATCTTTTATTTTTTGTTTGTAAGTTTCTAATATTTGTTTTAATTCTTCTTTTGTAAACTTTCTAGTTTTGTTTGCTCTAAGTTCTAATTCTTTAAATTCTTTTTCACCTATTTTTTTAATTAAGTTTTTCCTATAATTAATTAAATTACCACTTAGAAATGTATTGCAGTGTTCACATTGCAAATGTACGTTAAATTCATCAAACCTAACATTGTAATGATTATTTGAATTATAAAAATGTCCTGCGTTTTCTTTTAATGCTTTCTTATCGCAACTTATACAATTTAAACCAGCATCACGTTTACGAATATATTTATTAAATACTTGTTGAGTAAGTTTAAGATAGTCCGACAAAGTAAGCAAATCATTTTTAAGTTTAGATTTTCGTTTCTTCCATTCTTTGTCTTTAGCCTCTTGTACAAATGCTTTTATACATTCATCTTTTAAACAATACTTTTGATTAAATCTAACTTGGTTAAACCTTTCTTTACAATGTTTACATTTTATCATATACTTTTTCCCATTCGTTGTCTTTGTAGTTTAGGTTTAAACCTATTGTATCACCGTATAAAAAAGAATGTACATTTAACTCTTGTAGTTCTTCTTTTGTCATGTCCTTGCAACTTTTATCTTTTTTAAACCCAGAATAATATTTTAATAGTTCATCAACTTCATCTATACTTAAAATGTTATTTAGTTCTACTAGTCTATTATGTATGCTTGTTAGTACATAAGACTTGTAAAATATTATTAGCTTCTTGTTATCCATTGTTTATTGTTTGTCTAACTTCTTCTCCTCTTCTTTGCCTTTCGTTGTACTTATCACCTCTTAGATTTTCATGTTTTTCTTGAAGCTGTTGTCTTGTTCTTCTAATTGATTCTGCAGAAGTAAACCCACCTTTGCTATATTTTACTAAGAAGTTAATACTTTCTAAAGGTACTCCTTCATCTAACCATATTTGAGATATTAACAGGTTATCGTTATCTCTTGTTTCAATTTCTTCAGTTAATAACCTTTTAACTCTTTGTTTTAATTTTTCATTCATAACTTTTATTTTTAAATGTTTGTGTAAATATAATATTTATTTTAAAGTAAAGATTCTAATTCTTTTATTTTTTGTTTAAGTTCTTCATTTTCTTTGTCTAATTTTAATAATGTTAATTGCAAAGTGCTACTTTCTGATTCTTTAGCATATAACTTTCGTTCCATATCTAAAAGAAGGCTTCTAAGCCATAGTATTTTATTTAACATTGTTTCCCATACATTAATAGATGAAACACTCTTAGAAGGGTTCTTTCGTATCTTTTCGGTTATGTCTTGTACATTGTCGTAAAGTATTCCGAATTCAACTCGTGCTATTTCTATGTCCATTTGATTAAAAGGGTGCCTCGTTATCATGTTCTATTGGTTTAAAAGGATTAATATCATTTCTCTGTGATTCTTCAAACATTTTAAATGCTGAGTTTTGAGTTTCAAAAGGTCTTTTAATACAATCTATGCCTTGACTTTTCATCCCAAAACCAAAGTTATAATCTAAAAGTATTGGTATGTTTAAGGTTGTTGGCTTACCTCCTGTATCAGTATCTTTAACTTTAACTACTTCTACCATAGTCAAGTTCCACATTGTATCATGCTGAGTTAATCTATGAATCACTATGAAATCATCAGCTTTATTTGCAAATGCCTTACCACCTTCAATATCTGATTTTAACGGTGCCATTACATGACCTGCCCAATTATGTTTATCTGGGTAAGTTGCTTGTCGTCTACCTGATGCACTACTAGGGTGAGCGTTAACAAAAATTGTTTTACCTAGCTTACTAAATTGTTTTAGTTTGTTTAATACTTCATAGTTGCTAGAATAACCCATATCAGTTTTCAAAGCATTAAAAGGGTCTATAAGATAATTATCAGTATCAGACTTTTGAAATATATCAATTAATTCATCTGGAGTGTATCTTTTTGTATTGTCTACAAATTTAAACATTGATTCCATTTTTAATTCACCACGTCTTATTTCTTTGTCGGTTAATGTATCGAACTTTTTACCCATATACATTTGTATTAAATCACGCATTACTTTTCCATGATAGTTTTCATCCATGAATAAAGTAAATGTAAGGTTGTGATTAGTAGCAATAGCTAAGAAGTACCATAGAATAAAATAAGACTTACCTACGTTATCATGTCCTAGAATTATGTTAAACTGTCCTCGCTTCCATACGAAGTAATTATCTAATTCAATTCCTAAACCTAAACCTTTTGGTATTAAACCATTTTTATAGTCTAGTAGGTATTGAGTGCTATGTCCGTTCTCTAAAATCATTTGTTTAAGTTTTTAAGTGCTTCAACTTGTTTCATTACGTTACTAGCGTAATCGTCTAAAGTACTTGGTTTAAATTTTAAATCTGTTTCACCTAAATATTGAATTGTATTAGATAAAGTTGTTTTCCAATTTTTAATTAAAACTTCTTTACCGTTTCTATTTATCTTCCAGTCATTAACTAACCAAGAATTATATTTTAGTTTTACATTATCTGTATTTACATTTTGTTTTAATGAAATAGCATAAGCTAAAAACTCATCGATAGATGGTATAATTTGTTTATTTTTTTCTTCTTTTCTTTCTTCTTCTTCTTCTATTGGTTTCACTTGCGTTTCGTCTGCGTTTCGTCTGCGTTTCGTCTGCGTTTCACTTTCGTTTTCTTTTTGTTGGTAAGTATCATATTTACAAACACTTAAGCGTGTCGTAATTGTTTCGCTTTTTAACTCAATCATACCTTCTTTTTTTAGTAGTTCAAAAAATCTTTTTACACTAGATTTATTCCACCCCCATTTATTACCCCAACTATCTAGTGATAAAATACTTTCACCTCTATTGATATTTATTATTTTACCTTTAATAATTGTTTTAGCAGGTGAATAATTTACGGTTAATAAAATATCATTCCATGCTTCAAACTTCGAGAATTTTCTTTTTTCAGTATAAAGCCAATGTTCTGTAATTGACCTATGTAGTTTTATCCATCCACTCATAACTAATCTATTAATGCGATTTGTTTACGAAGTTCTTTTGATAATTTAATAGCAGTTGCTTTATCTAAAGTCACATGAATATTATTTATGTAATCATCATCTTCTATTATTCTTACATATACACGCTCTTTACCTGCCTGTACTTCGATTACTTTTCTGAAAAAATTGCAATCATGAAATTTTAAACTTACACTCATAATTTTTTAAAGGTTTTTAGATAACCAGTAACTTTTAATTAAACAAAAAAACCCCAATAAATCCACGCTTCCTACTTCGTTTCATTATTGAGGTTCAATATAATTTCTTCATAGTTCAGTATTGTAGGAAGTGAACTTGTTTGCAAATATACAACTTTATTTTAAATAACAAATAAATTATTTAAAAGTTTGTTTTATTCGATAATTGTATTAACTTTGTAGAAATATTTAAAACATATAGTTATGGAAAAATTAGTAAAAATTCAAAGCGAATTAAAAGCACC